TTTAAGGTAATTGGTTCCCAATGCTGTTGCCTCATTGACAGCAATACTCTTGAGATTTTTATTTTTAAACGTGTTGTAGGTTGTGCCGGCTTTTTGTACAGCACCAATAATGCCCAATGGTCCACCACTTTGTAGGTCTTCTATGATGCCCCCAGCGGCATCCAACAGGCCACCTTGGCCCATGAAGTTGGCACGACTGCCAGGTCTTGAAATTGGACTCAGTGTTTGGTCGTAATGAGAGGGATCAGCAAAACCTTTGATGTTTTGATCTGGTCTGGACCGTCCCACTGCACCTGCATAGTATTTCACAGTTTCATAGGCAATGGTCATGGTGTTCTGCATGGTACCAGCACCTTCTGCATAGGAATACTGATCATGTGAGTAATTGGTGATCAAGGGATTGACCAGCACATAAGTTGCTGTCTTGTGTTGATCCATGCCGGTAATCTGAATGTCAAGAAAGAACGGAGCCTTGCCCGAAGGACCAGAAGTTCCGTCGTTGTATGCTTCACCAATGTATCCCCAATCATTCACGTTGCCCACACGTTGGTTGGCGTATATGTCACGAATATTGTATCCAAATCCTGTGACCTTGTTGGCGCTTTCACCAAGACTGCCATTGTTGCCATTTTCTAACACTTCATTGTAACTTTGACTGGCGTCTTTGTAGTAGTAGTTGTAGTAGGCATACCACATTTTACGAACATTGTCGCCTGCGTCGTCGTGGAATACCACTGTGACAGGATCATAGTTGATCTTGGTCTGTACCACACGCTTGCGATTGTATTGATTTAGAGTCTCATTGGCAATTGTGAACTTGGGTAGGTCCACAGTTTTGACCACATAACTCAATGATGCATTGCCTTGTACCCCAAGATAACTGGCCAAGCCAGGAACACCTGCAAAGTTAAGAGTGAAACTAACATGAAAAAGGAACTTGTACCGAGGTTTAAGTTCAAATGAGTTGGGAGTAAAGACTTTGCTTGCGTGAGTGTAATCACGCAAGGCGTTGACGTTTGTAAACCCTTGGTAGAATTGTTGACCAAATGTTGGCATTGCCCTGCCCTTAGGCGCCTAGGCCAACACCTGTTACTGAACCGCCGATGGTACGTCCAAGTCCCGTAGCAATACTACCAATACCACCATCATTAACTGATGTTGCAGTTTGTGCGGCATTGTCGTAGGCAATGGTCATTGCAATTGTGACACCTTCGTTGGTACCATAATTGAGTTCGCCGTAGTCAGCGCCCTTCAAATAGCAACCATACAATTCCCATTGTTCGAGAACTGTGGGAGTGTCGGCGCCGTTACCACCGTCGAGAATTTGAATTGTGGTCATGAACTTGTAGTCAATACCAGCCGCGGCTGATGCTTGTTCCAAGAAGTCCAATTGTTTCTGCATTTGTTCACCAACCAGTGTCATAACACTGCCTGATGCATCATCACGTACTGAGCATGCAATGTCGGCCCAGGTGTGACGTCCGGCCAACTTCAGTGTTGAGTTGTAAATTGGTAATGCGATTTCTTCAAATGTTAGATTGGGTCTAGCCACGCTGACAACTTGTTTGGTTAATTCTGTGGTTTCGTTAGAAACTCCAAAATTTTGAAACAATACTCTAAATCTGTATTTGAGTTTGGGCATCAACAGGCCCTGTGCGCTCGCGGATTGATCGCTTGCTAGTGGTACTGTCATTCTGTTTAGTGATGCGCTTGCCATTTGTTATCTCCTATATGTTTATTTACCTGAAACGAGGCCTGAAAAATCAGGCCCCTGTTTCATTATTGTCCGGCAGCAATTGCACCAGTGTTCTTGATACGCAGGGGAATGTAGATGAACTCCACGGCTTTTACTGGCTCAATAGCAACGTCTACCCACAATTCATTGCGGTCAATACGTGCAGGAGTGTTGTTGCTCAAGTCACAAACAACCAGGTAATCGTACAAGGCACGTTTGGCAACCAAGTCAATCATCAGGCTGTTGACACTGTTGGTGATTTGATTGCGTGTGATTGTGTCGTTAGGCTCGAACAAGTACAATTTACCAATTTCTTCCAGGCGTCCACGCAAGAACGCAACCAAGCGAGCAACGTTGATACGATCCAGGGCCGTGGTAGTTGCAGTTGAAGTCTTGTTACCAAAGTTGGTGATACCAATTCCAGGAATAAACGTGATTGGGTTGATGTTACGCTCATACAAGATATCACGTACTGATTGGCTCACACCAATTTGTGTAAATTCACCTGTGGTGGCTTCAATATAACCAATTGCCAAGGCATTATCCACAACACCACGACGTGTGCCTGCTGGCGCCAACCATGGATAACTTGCGGCATCACTGCGCAAGATTGTGCGTACCATCATGTGACTTGGAGGTTGAACAACTGTGTTACCACCAAGGTCTGTGGTCTGACAACTTGGATAGAACACACCGCAATAGTTGCTGGTCAAGATGTTGCCATCGCCATTGGGTTGCCCCAGACCGTTGTTGTTGGTAGCAAATGCTGTGAGGCTTGTGCCATCTGGGCCTAAGCGCATTGGTGTATCACCCACCACAAACAGGGTATTGTTACGCTCGTTGCTGAGTGCAATCATGTTTGGTGTCAACTCTGGGTAAGCAGGTGTGGCAACGATGTTGTACTGCGTCTGCTCTTCACGTGCTGTGACACTGGTGTCAATCCCTGACTTGAGCGCCTGCACCACGATTTGACGTTGTGCCAAGCGACCTGACCACATGCTGCCATTGTCTTTGTTGCCACTTGCTGTGAGCCATGTGCTGAGATCTATTAGATCCCAGTATGCAGTATTGCTCGGAGCGATGCCAGCTGTGGTGTCCACGGCACAAACATATATACCATTGCTGTAACTCACAAAATCATTCACATCGTAAGCCGTAGTTGCTGAGTATGCATCAATTGCATAGTCAGTGGCTGTGGTTGTAAAGTAGTCTTGTTGCCAAGTCTTGACATTGTAACCCGAGCGACGTGTGTTGAACAACAAGGTACCTTGTGGATACAGTGCAGGGTTAGGTGCATCTGGGTCCAGATAATTGCTGGTCAACAAGCTCACAATGCTTGGCAATGGGTCTGCTGAAGGGTCTGTGGTGCCGTTTGTACTCCAACGTGCATCCGCAAACAAGATACCATTTTGTGTGGTTTGATCTGCGGTGTCGATTTCTACCCATTGTTGTACACCGCTGACTGCTTGCCAACGATACAGTTTGGGATAGTTTTCCAAGTCTGAAGTGTCGATCCACAAATCACCGTATACCAATGGACTCAATGCTGTGTTGGTTTGTGTAGTAGGTGCTGTGGCACTGATAATAGGACCAGTAGCATTACAATTAGTCAGGTCGTAACCACGAACATCGTTGGTGACGTTTTGATAACCTTGCCAAGAGCCATTGTCCTGAATCATAATATCAGCCGCATCAACTGCACTGTAATACCACAAACGACCATCTGCTGGATATGAGTCTGGAGCAGTGGAACTGGCTGTGTAGGTAAACAATGGTGTTGACACAAAATTGCTGAGATTCAATGCTGTCCCAGTGGCTGTATGTTTCACTTGACTTGGTGAGCCAATAGCAAAACCAGCAGTGGTTATTGGTGTACCAGTTAGGTCTGCTGTGAATATATCGCCGCCGGCACTGTGAGTAAACACAATGTTGCCTGCTGAATTAACACTGGCAGTCACATAAGGGTTGCCTGTGGCTGATACGGCTGCAATAAAATCACTCACTGTGCCAGTACCACCAATGGTAGCAGTGGTGGTTAATACTGTAAGCGATCCTGGTTGTGTAGAATTCACTGTGAATTGGTTACCAACTGTGAACGGCGTAGGGTCACTGGCCGCAGGAACAGTGGTACCAGTTATTATTGTTGCGCCTGCCGCATAGCGTTCATAAATTGTAAATGCCGCAGTGGGGATAATAGTTTGCCAATCAAAAGCAGTATATTCCACGTAAGTTGTGCCAGGTGTAATATTCTTTCCGCCTCCTGTGGGATCAAGTCCGTATAGCGCATACGTGTCATTAATGTATGCTGGGCAAGATTGTGTAATAAAAGTTCCAAGGGCAGCACTGTATTGCTTGACTATCAACTGCAATCCGTTGTTGGCAGGACTCGTGTTTTGCCACACAGAACCCGTGGGTCGTGCATTTAATGGATCAATTCCTGCGCCTGAGATCCATTTTGGTTGTTGGTAACTGTATCCTGGGAAGTATTCTGGCGCAGGATACTGGCTGGCAGTAATACCCAACTGAGTCAACAGTGCTGTGCCCAGGTTAGGACCGGCCTGAATTTCGATAAAACCATCACTGTTCAGTGTCGAACCGTCTGTGCCCGCGGCGCTGGTGGCATACAAATACAATTGATTGCTCACAGCACGAGCAGTAACACCAGTGATACTGGCAGCATTAATAACCGCAACAAAACCTGCCACAGTGTTTGTTGCGTCAACTGTGACTGTGGTGCCGTTGATGATCATGTTGGCACCCACTGTCAGAGTGGTAGTAACTGCATTGGTTCCTGCCACTGTGGGCCATGAAGTTTTCCAAGCGTTGCTACCAACTTGATTCCAGGTGTTGTCGTACTTTTTGTAGTAAACAAAAGCATGTTCATTTACAATTGACACCGCATAGTCACCAATACTGCCAATGGTGGTCAATGGAGTAGAATCTGCAATTTGATCTGAGCCGTCGCCGCCCACTGTATCTGTTGTGTCGGTGATTATGATGGGAGTCTGTAGG